CGTGAAGGCTCATAGGGCACCTCTAAAGAATTTTGTCAATAGTAACATTTTATAGTCGGGATACATAGGTCATTGTGGCAACTAATGACGACGTAGAAGGTCTAACAGCGGCTGGGGGGTTGGGGGGATCAGTTACAGCAGGGTATGCCTGTATGGATACTGCCACATTATCAGTTTCCCACCACAATTCAATATAATCGTTAGCGGCAAGCGAAAACAAGAAGTTCCACCCCGCAATAGTATGCCCATCTACGCTGCCGTGTCTGCTAGGAATAGATATATACCCCGTAGAGCCAGTGACATCTACACCGTTTTTACGTATCCAAACACTTGCGTCGTGAACAGCACTGGCAGTATTTTGGAACTGACCAGACCATTGGAAATTGTAAATACCTGCATTAGTTACAGTAAACCTAGACGCTAAACCACCGCTTGTTACAACACTAACGTTGTTAGCAAAGTCCGTTACATTAAACGTCATTACCGTACCCGTATCAGCGGCGGCAACAGTTTGGTTTGCTGTAGATGCAAACGAACCATACGGCGCACTTAAGTATCGAGTAGCTGACTGGTCTAATAGTGTTGCAGTAAAACCGTCAATCTGAGTAAAGTACAAGCGTAACTGGTTGTTTAGTTGGTCTTGATATTTACGGTCGTATTCAACGGGCGCGGTAGCTAGCGCGGATTGCCTTGTTCCGTCTAGCTTTTCTTTACCAGTGTTATCAATAGCCATTATCTACGTCCGTCTTTGCGAATGTCAATTGTCGGAACACCTAACTGCCACGCTGTACCTCTAGTGTCTGAACTAATTTGGAACGTCAACTGACGACCACGAACACGTGTGTACACAATTTCAGTAAATTCTTGCACCTTGTACGTGTAACGCTGCGCGTAAGACTCTGTTGATGTAACGGATGGGTTAGGTCCATAACCCGGTACTGCGCCCGGCGCTTGTTTAGGTATTAGCGCCATATTAACTGTTGGGTATGCAGGCGCGCCAGTAGTTGAACCGTCAAACGTTACGTCAGGCACCATACGCCATACAAACGAGAAGTGATCGCCATCTTCAATATCAAACAACGAAGTCTGTATGTACGATGTGATAGGACTTGGTGGGTTAGTTGAGCCGTCGTCTGTGCCTTGCTCGTGATATACCAACAAGTTATCAAGCGTGGTTGCCATTGGGCTTATACGTAAACCCGAATCTAACCAAGCTGTACGTGGTAGCGTACCGTAATACCAAACTTTATCAAGATGGTTAAAGATAACGTAACGGTCAATAAACTGATTAGGGGCGGCTACGGTTCCCGTATTGTCAGGACCTGTTATGGAGGGGTAGAACCACCATATTTCGTTGTAACCTTCACTAGTGCCAGCAAAAATTTGACCCGCCTGATTTCTATTTAAATCATTAAACACATACTGACGAACAGAACAAGGCAGTGTTTCAACACGCCCTGTGTAAGCGTAAAACTTGTCTGCGCCCATCCAATACGTAGCACCCGCTGCAGTTGCCATAGCGTTTTGCGACATGATGGATATGTTATCTGCGAGCAAGTTAAAGCCCCAGATGTATGGTGGTCCTAAGTACTGCATGGAGTAAATAGCAGAATCTGTCCACACAAGAATTTCTTGACGTGTTTGTAGGGCGCTTACAATTTCGGAGCCGTGTGATAAGCGATAGCTACCTGCTTGGTTTAGTGCACTTGGACTCCATTTTATATACGACTCTTGTTCTGACCAACGAATAAGCATTGGGTCATACGTAGTGGCAGGAGAATCAAACGAATACGATGTGCAACCAAAGCAAATAACAATACGGGTAGCATCCGATACCGTAAAGAAATTAATTTCTGAGGGCACTTCAACAGCGCCAACTAAGCTGCTTGCTAAAGCGCCGCGACTAAATACTGGTGCTACGCTTCCAACGCCGCCTGATGGGTCCCAATAGTAAAGCGGTCCTTTACGGGGAGCAAACAAAAGGGTCTGACCAAAGTTAACTTGATTCCACAAACGCAAAGCAAGTGCAATACCTGTAGTAAAACCTGTACCCCAACCATGCGCCCACGCATCGGTAATAGAACCTGCATTCCACGGACCCGCACCCCAACCAGTTCCAATCGTTACGTTGTTGTTACCTGTGCTGATTTGATACGCAGCGTCAGTAAGAGTTGTTGCCGGACCTGTGCCGCCGTTACCTGTATCCGTTACAGAAGAAAACACTAACGGAGTTTGAAGCGCTAAAGTTCCTTCAACGCCTGTTGCGGGGACAGCACGTGCGTTAACTGTGTATGTTGTTGCGTTAATTTGACCAATGATTTGATATTCTTGATTAAGAACCGTAGCAACAATATTACCGCCCAACGATATTGCTTGTGCAAACGTAACAAAGTCATTAGGTTGAATATTGCCCGCTGTAGCAGCAGTTACTACAAGCGTAGAGCACCCAACATTGGCGCCTGTGGTATGTGCAGCAGGAGTAGTGTTGTTGAAACCGCGAATGCAGTTAGTCAGTGTGTTAGATACAACTGCGGCGTATTGGATTTGCTCTGTGCCAATCTTAACTATGCCGCCAACAGTAGAAAAGTTAGTGCCGCTAGTTAATGGCACCGTTGTTTGGGTCGCAGTCATAGTGCTGCTTAACGTAGTAAACGCAGCTTGAAAATATGTTGCGTTAGTTGTGGTTAAGCGTATAGGCGTGATGTCGTTAAACAAACCACCACTCTCTATGTAAAACTTTAAGTTAGTGCCCATACCAAGCAGGTTGTACTGCCCAAGCGTTACCCAATTCCATAACGAACGGCATACACCTAAAAACTTAGCGTAAGTTCCGACTGTCCAACCGCCAATTTTTTCAGGATAGCCGGAACGGAAACGAATTTTGTCGCCATCAAACCAGCCGCCCTCGTTAGCAAGAGACGTGCCTTCACGGTTGATACCCGGCTTAAACTGAATTTTTTGTAATGGCATATTGCACCTATTTAAATGCTGGCCCGCCTACCCACAACACTGCCGACTTACGAACACCTTTAGTAACTGGTGTAACTCTGTGTAATACGAACGATGGAAAAAACCACATACGTCCTTTTTTAAGCTCAAGCGTTTCTTCTTCGCCTACACCGTTTCGTATCTGCAATTCTCCGCCTTCAAACTCTGAAGGGTCAGTTAAACATAATGCTAAAGACAACTTGCGTGGGACACTTCCGTCTGCCAATCCTGCATCAGTGTGCCATGAATAATGTGCTTCTCTCTCTGCGGTATAAATACCCAGTTGCATGGGTTCGTAGATGCCTGTTAAATCGAATTGATAATACTGACGATTAACTTCAGCTACTACGTTTGAAATCTTGACCCATATATCTGCAGTTTCAGGATTTGGAAAAAGCCACCCTAGATCAGTTATACGAATCTTATGATCGACATCAGCCGTACGATCTTTTGTTATTACAGTGCCTTCAGTCGTGTTATTCCATTGCGGCTGCATTAACAAATTTGTTATATCTTCTTCGGTTAAAAAATTTTCCCAATATGCGGTTAACGTACGACCGGGCGGGTTGCGGGGCGGAATGTTAAATAGCATTATGCGAAGTTCATAGCAACAGTGAATCGGTACATTGGAGCAGAAGCTGAAGGCGGTCTAACCGAATGCGGTATGCGTCCGTTAAATACTATAATGCGCCCCGGCTTATAAATGCTTGAGTACACAACTTCATCTTGTGCATCATTAAAAAACATCGTCTCACCGTGCCAGCTTTCCTGCCATTCCAAATTAGCGTAGTACAAGACCACTACTTCTTCTGGGTGAATATGTGCGAAGTATGTGTCTGATGGTGTGGAAAGGTTTACCAACGTTCTAACTAGCTGCCGACCATTGATCTGGTCTGCGATCTCCGTGTTATAAAGCGCTGATAAAATCCCTACCTTTTCTACATCTGCAGGTGAGTATGCGGACTGTAAAAAATAATTGCGTTGGTATTCAGGTATGCCGCCATCAGCATTACCAATTTGGAATAGAGACTTTTTTACAAAGTCATAAACTTGCTCACGATAAAAACGCGTAAACACGTCATCATAGACGCGTATTGATCCTGTTCGAGTTTGGATTTCTTGTTTCAAAACGACTCCAGTACTTTTTCGTAAGGGGTTTTAGCAAAACAAAAACATAAAAGTTTACGGGCTTTGTTTGGTTTTAAAGCCACTGAGTGAGGGGTGTCAGTGTCCATCAACCAAATGTCATTTGTGCTTGCACAAAATTCTTCTACAAAAATAGATTTTTGTTCTTCTCTATTCCAGTTATAAAACGTAGTTGTTTCCCCAGCAGTCTCAAGGTATATGTTGATGCTGCTTTTCTTGCCATAGTCCCTGTGTGCTGGCAGTACTGGATTTGGCGTATCAATTGCGGGCAGCTCCAAAAAAAGCAGGTATGGACGCTCAATGGTTAACAAGCTTGCAGGAAGCTGGTCAATCAGTTCTTCTTCTTTACTGACTTTTTTATTTCTTGCGCACCATCCGGTTTCCGCCAAAACTTCATAGTCTCCCGGAAGCCCTTTAGAGTAACGTTGCAGCCTTGCATAATCACGTGCAGGCGTTAGTGTTGATTCCTCTAAAGGACGCAGATCAATTTTATAGTCGAGTTTTGCGGCATATTTCATTTAACAATTAACCCATAAACATTTGTTTTTGTTTTCATTGTTTGGCTACCTTTAAATGCTATCTGGCACGGGCCTGTTAATTCAGCATCGTTGATTTCAACCGTACCTTCGCACAAGAAGAAACGTGTGCCTGCATCGTACACTACTGTGTCTAGTGCATCCAAAACCACAGGCATTGTTTCTGGTATATAGCCGCGATTTAATTTTGGAGTCAAACAAAACAAAATTGTTTCTTCTACGGCTACCGCTTCGTACAATTCATCTACCCATTCCGAAACATACGAGCCGGGAAAATGATCTTCTAATACCTCTCCTGTTTTTTTATCTTTAAACACCATGTGCCCTTTAGTTACAAAAAGCAAAGTGCCGCTTGTAGACGAAGTTTGTACGTCGTACACCGAGTCTTTTGGATGCGTGTTTTGCAGTATGACGTACCCAAAACATGCGCAGGGGTTATAGGTAACCATAATTTATATTGTATGAAATGGTGTTTGTAACGGGACAGGCACATGCAAATCTTCGGCATCAAACGTAAAAGTTTGCCCTACCCACGACTTCAGCTCTACTATCAACTCTTCTGGTACAGGGGCTTTTTCTCGCAACGCTTGCTGCGACGTATGGCTTAAACCTGTTAACGCAATATTTTTCTTCAGTTGTTCTGCATTGATTTCGCCGGGCCACATTTGCGTTGGTTGGTATGCTATTTTGGCGTAGTCGTCTGGGTTATTAGACAAAGTTTCGTCTGACGCAAAAGCGATAATAAGTGATTTACTTTCTTCTTCGTACGCAACCACTTTCATTTTTACTTTATTCATACATTCTCCAAATTATGTAACAGAACCTGTGCGTGTACCTTCAGCAACCCACGTAACATACGGCAGCCCCTGAAGATAATAGCCACCAACGCCACCATTACCGCCCGCACCGGGAGTGTGTCCGCTAATCGGACCCCCGACTACGCCAGCAGCCCCACGAGCACCGCCCGCACCTGAACTCGCATACCCCGGAGTACCTATGCCGCCAGTTCCACCAGTGTTTAATGAGCCGGGAGAACCATCATATGACCCCCCAACACGTGAGTAACCAACAGAGCCGGGCGACCAGCCTGCACCCCCACCCCCGCCAGCACCGTCAACAGTGCCGCCTTTGTTTGGGATGTATAGTGCGCCACCGCCACCGCCACCGCCACCACCAGACAGCTCGCCGTAATTAGCTACGGAAGTAGGGCGGTTAATAAACAAAGCTGTACCGCCTTGAGTTCCGGGGTTTCCGGGATTGGTTGTGCCTGTACCGCCATTACCACCGCATCCATAAATAAACCCGCTATTAACAATAGACACCGTGTCGCCTGCATTAAATGTATTAGGAACAGATATTGCCGGACTGTTGGCTGTGCCGAATTGGATATTGCTGCCTATATACACGCCGGGTTGCACAACCACATAAATGTCTGAATAGCCCGGAATGTACGCAGTAGTGCGGTTTGCGTATACATCGTAATTATAAGTTGTGCCGTTAATAACCAAATAGATTGCAACACGTCCTTGCGCTCTAGCGTAAAAATTACTGATCGCTATAGGTCCGTTTGTAGGTATTAAACTGTTAATTGGTGTGTTCGCTACAATCTGCCCCCCGCGATAATACGCGTTAAACTTTACGTTGTTTTTCCCGTTCTGGCTAAAGAACGATGCAATTTCTTGCAACGATAGCGGGTCAAAGTAGTCGTATATAGGCATATTTAGACAGAGCCGTACGCAGTTACGTTACCAGAAGCAACCATGTTGCCACCTAAATCCACAGAAAATTTATTTAACGCTTTATACGCAAAAATTATCTTAGAAGTCGTTTCTGTTATTGGAAGCGTTGCGGTTCCAGTTGTAGTCACCAGTGTGTACCACGTTGCAGTATGGGTACCTGTTGATGCGCCACCAAAAGTAATACCCGTACCGCCCAGCGTTGCAGAAATCTGAAACGTAGTTGACGTGCGATTGACTACAAAGTATGCAGTGCCTGCCGTAATGCCAGTAGGTAGTGTGCCAGTGGTGCTAAATACAACTGTCTGTCCGTTAGTAGGAGCAACGTTAACGGTAACAACACCCGGAACAACGGTTGCGGTCATTGGTGTAGAGCTTGCTACAGTGGACGACGCGCTAAGTCCGTACGTGCCTGCTCCGCCTATGCCTGTGCTAAAACTGGTAATTGTTGTGCCTATTGTTACACCTGTACCCGCTATTGTCTGCCCAATTGCAAGCGTCCCAACTGAAGGTGTAGCCGCCGTCAAAACTGAACCCGCAATAGTTCCGTTAAACGTAGCGCCGCCGGGGATAATAGCAGTTTGAATTTCTGCGGGTGTAGTTGCTAAGTTGTACGTAGTCGCAGTTCTATTAAACACATAGTATGCAACGTTAGCAGTAATACCTGTTGGTAATGCCCCAAGACCGCTTACACTAAACGCAACTGCTGTGCCGTTGGCGGGAGCAGCTGGTACCGTAATCATTCCGGGTGCTGCTATTGTTAAGGCGGATACCGCTTGCGTAGCAAACGTCTCACTAACTGTCCAGTTAGTTGAAGCAATCGAAGCGGCGGAAGTAGGCTGAATAGCTACCTGTGTTTTAACAAACTCTGTCGTTGCAAGCTGTGTGTTGTTTGATGCAGCAGGAGGCGTTTGAGCCAAAGACATGGTGCTTACTGTATGTACACCTGATCCTACGGCAGTAGTTACAACCAACGGAGTTAGCGTTGGGGATGTGGAGAAATTAAACGTCGTAGCATTTATTTTTGATACATAGTACGTAGTACCAGAAGTAATACCAGTAGGTAACGCAATAGTGGAACTAAACGTAATTGCCGCGCCTGTTACAGGGCTTGCTGCAACGGTCACAACAGCAGCAGATGGCGTTGAAACGTTAATCGCGGCGGTTTGTGCCCCGCCTAAAAATGCAGAGTTTTGAACAACTAAGTTACCATCAAACGTTGGTGAGCCGGATGCAATCAATGCGCCCTTAACAGTTAAATCACCAACAATCGTATTAAGTTGTTCAACAACGTTAACACCGTCACAACGCAAAAGAACAGAAGCACCTGCCGGAACTGCAATACCTGTACCTGCAGCAGTTGTATTGTTAGGTGGTGTTGAGTTGACGTATGCAAATACAGTTACTGTTGTTCCGGGACCACCAACATTGGTAGCGTTAATAAACACATACAGCTTGGGAACCGGTGGAACATACAGGCTTAGTGCGCTTGATAATGCGCTAGTAACTCTAACGGCTGCATTACGCGATTCGTCTGTAACCCCATCAAAGGCAGTTAGTGCTTGTGCGGTGCTAATAATTGGAACGGTGATAAGTCCCGTTATAGCGTCCTCAATAAGAGTACCTAAGTTACTGTTAGTGATGGAACCCCATGTACCGGATTTTTCACCGTTCGCCATCAATTCGATGCGTAGGTCGGGGGAGTATGTACTTGGCATAATTAACCTTTAGATAGATACATTGCACGTTCTTCGTTTC